GTCCAAGCGTTCTTTGTTTGTCGTCAAATATGTGAGTTCACTTTGATAATCCCCATAACTGATAGTATCTTGTAGTTGTAGTACGTTAACTTCACAGTTGGCTAGTACACCCATGTCTTGTAGTTCATGTGCGCTCAAACTGTTGGTCACTTCGCCTAAGCTCACTTCCAAGCTCAAGCGTTCGTGATCTGCTTTGGGTATTGTGCCTGTAAGCCCCCAGCGAATTGGGATATTGCTGAATGCTCCAGTAAGCAGTTTTTTAAGGACATCTGCTTTGGCTTGGTGAACTTCGTCAACCATAACACACACAACTCCCTCTGCAAAATGGTGCAACCCTTCGTCCGCTAGTCCATCACGGAATCTTTTCTCTAAAACATTCAAACTCTGCCAAGTACATATGGTATGAGTTCGACCCAACTCTTTTCTATCACCGAAGTAAACACCTACATCTAGTCCCAAGTTAACATAGTCAGCTTCTGTTTGAGTGACCAAGTCTTTGTTTGGAACGATAACAATAGTGCGTCCATAGTTTTCGCACATATAACTCAGTGCCGCAGTAATCAGTGTCTTACCTGCACCAGTTGCAATCTCCTGCAAGCACTGTGGCGTTTGCAAGAACTTGTTGATGACCTCCACTTGATAATCTCTGAGTACAATTGGTTCGCCTGCGGCTGGATGTTTCTTGGGCCAGACCCTGTCACTGAACAGTTCTTCGGTTACCAAATCCCACTTGAGTTCGTGTGGTTGTCTGTGATCCTCTATATCAATGCTGTATCCTTCTTCATCAAGTATGGGCAAAATATGAGGCAAGCAATTTATAAATGTACTGCCACCCATTGTAAAGTAACCCACACAGCCGTCCCAACGTCCTAGTTTGTATGCTGGAACATGATATGCATATGGCAAAAAGAATTTGAGTTTCTTTTCTAATTTTCGACGAGTAGTCAACCCAAGTCCTTCAAACTTGCAGTTAACCTCGTCTTTGAGGACGAGTTTTGTTTTCATGTTTTAATAATACGCTCGGTTATAAATTTTGTCAATACCCAGGCAGGCTAGCTTTGGCTTGGAGATTGTTAGCATGGTTTTCCATACGCTGTAATTGTATTTGTAAATCAGCCACTTGTTGTTTTAATTGTGCGATGATTTCATCTTTTTGTTTGAGTTCTTCTAATCCTCGATATCCGTACTCTGTATATCCGTTTTTATCTTCATCGATTAGTGATGCATGTACAAAACCTCTTGCCATTGTTTACTCCTGCTGCTGTATTAAATGTTTTTTTATGTGTTTCTTACTTATAAGATGTTTAGATGTAATATCTTTGTCAAACACATAATCTTTTATATTCAATTCAAACTCGTGCTGTCCATTTTTTATTTGTTGTGATATTTTGCTTGCTAAAATTTTATTATTCTCTCCAGTCATATGATTATATCTCATATCAACTGTGTTTTTTTGTGACATCTCTCGACGATCAAATGTTTCAGAAAAAGCACGTTCTTCTAGTGATTGAATTTTTTCCAAATAAGACGAAACCGAGTCTTTAGGAACATTAAAGCCCCAGATAAAAAATACCTTAGTATCTTTTTTTATATCTTGATACATTAAATCATAAATTATTTCATCTCGGGTGTCGTCTTGTATGTGTAAAAGATAACTTTGTACGGCACGATACCATAATCTTTCATCTCCTGTAGTATTTTTTTCTCTAAAAGTAGCAGTTTCTATATTGGTACCTATGTAAATGTATTCATCTTCGTATTCATCTCTTACTACCTTACTAATACGTCTATGATCTGTGCCAACAAAAATTATTTTGTCATACTGATCACGGTGATCTAAGTATTTTTTATAACTATAATAAAAACAAGTACCTGCCATTGCATAATTGTCAATTTGCCAATCTGGATGAAGTTGTCTCAAATATTGAGCCCAAGGTTTTCCAAAATCACTTAGAAATGCATAGTCGGGCCAATAGTGCAGAATTCTTTCAACTGCAAAACTATCTCCGAATATAGCTACACGCATTAATCTTTCCTTGTTATACTAATACTTATAAAATAAAGGGACTAGTAAGAAGTCTTACTAGTCCCTAGGTGCCTAACTGATGTGAGTGAGAGTGACGCAGACAGAGGAGTACATCAGTTAGTATTGGTAACCATTATTGTGAGTGAGTTTGGTTACCAAATTCTTTTAAATACGTTTCATACAAGTTGACTCAACATAAGCCTTCCATTTGTTAACATTCATCTTGCGCAAGTCTGCAATTTTTAGAACCATACGCAAGCTCATTTCACGCAACCGATTCTTATTTGTATAGATATAATCCATAACTTCGGCTTCGTCTTGTTTGCTGAAGTTGTAGCTATCTAGCATTCCATCTCCAACAATTTGTTTACAGCGCAAGAACTTGTCTCGCATTGTATCCAGTGTTAAGTCCAAGTAGTGACAACGTGACATAATCGCATCCAAGTGATCCTTCATCTTACCACGTGTTTTGTCAAACTTGAGGTTCGTAATAAAGATAATTGAACCTTTAAATTCAAATTGATCAGGCACACCGTTATTAGCCAGTGCCCGGCTTTCGCTACGCCAGCTTAGTGTCCGCTTGGGACTACTGTCCAGTGCCGCTTTAAGCAAGTTCAAACTTACTTCATCGTACAACACACTGTCACAGTCGTCCAGTACCAACACACTGCCATCACCACTGTAATCATACAGCAACTGATATAGACCAATTGGACTAGCAGCGCCTTTTTCAACACCAAACTTGCGAGTTGAACTGCCACTCATTTTAAGCATAATGCCTGCATCTTTGAGTACCTTTTCAACTCCAAAGCTCTTACCAACACCCGGAGGGCCAGTAACAACCATGCCGCGTACCACCCCGTCACATGACGCATATGTCATGTCTTCGAGGATCTGAAAACGCTCCCGCAATCGTTCGATGACTTGCTCATCTGTTTCAGGTTGGGCGGCTTGGCCTGAAACAACATTCTCTCCATCTTCTAAGTAGTCAAATTCACTTTTGTCAACTACCTTAATACGAATGGATCGATCCGGGAAGCCAGGCACTGCACTACCGTCGACGGTAATAAAGTTACCTGTTTTGCCTGTTTTGTATTCTTTAACTAGTGGAAACACAACGTCCTTTACTGTAATGTTCCGATATGTACCGTTTGTGATACGAACTTGTTTTTCTGTTGTCTGCATGGTTCTCACTCCTTTTTAACAACTCACATATTAATAATAGCATCTTTGTTTATGCTGTCAACCTTTTATTTCCTCTATTTTCACATAATTGAACACAGTTTCTTTACAATTTGAAAATTTACTCACGTCATGTGTCTTTACTTTACCAGTAAGAAATACATCTTTACCTTCAAGGATTCCAGCAATATCTGGCTCTCGATTGAAAAAGAATTTACAGATATTACCATTGGTATCTAAACAGGTTACCAAGTGAATACTGTACTTGGCAATAAACTTTACATCTTTAATATAAACAGGAAACTTGAGGCGTTCTCCAATCTTGCCAATGAACTCGCTGGTTTTGCGATGCTCATCAAAAAACGTATCCAATCCTTGACGTTTTTGCATAACACGAAAACTGTTGGGCAAACTTGCTAACACAGCAACACCAAATCCATCTGTAGTTTCATTGCCAATGCTGTTTAGAACACTTTGCTCAAAATCATTAATAGTACCCATCATCTTTTTAGCAATCAATTCTTGCTGAAACTCATCAATAATTTTATCAGCTTGAGCAACAGTGTCTTCGCTGATAGCAGGCATTTCTTCTGCACCTTGCATGTAATTTAAGATTTGAGTCTTATTGTCATTGACTCGAGTATCATCATCATAGTTGTAATAACCAAAACCGCTTTTAATAAAGCCTTGAGCCTTGTCAACTTCAATAGCCAACTCAAGTACTTGACGACTGTTATATGTTGGTTTCTGGCGTGCCATGTTTCTTGTCCTCTGTTTCTTTTCAACTTACACTTATACAATAACACCAAGAAGTCTTATTGTCAACAAAAAAATTATCTATTTGGTATTAAAATTTAATGTGATTCGATCTTCATTGCTGCAATTTTGTTCAACATAATGTTTTTCCCAACTGCAAAAAAATAAACTGCTTCCTTCAGGTACATCAAACCAAGTTGTTGTTTGTGTATAATCTGCTTGATTATGATACTGTTGTGGTATAAAATACTTGGCATTGTCACTTCTTACAAACACAATGTTTCCACTACCAGCAGGCTTTTTTATTGTAATACTGCCACTAAACACACTGTTAGGATGATCGTGTTGTGTTTGGTATCCTCCTGGCTCGGTGATATTAACCCAAGCATTGCTTATATTAACATCAAAATTAATTTTGTTTGATGCAAAAACTTTTATATTTTCATTTACTAATTTCAGCAGTTTCTTAATATGTGGATAGTTTGCTAAATTCAATGAAACAAGATCAACACTTTGATAACTGTTGATGTTAGATTTATTGTCAGTTGGATACTTTTTCTTTATCTTGTATGCTTCAGATTCTATTTTAGAAAAATCTACCTGTTTGTTCATGTCTATTGCACA